TGCAGCTTAATAGCCATGTAATACTTGTAAGCCTTAAATCCGTCCACTTCGTGCTTTCCTACATGCTTCTCTAATTTCAGGTGTAAAATCTGGGGAGATTTCAGCCAATGAACAGTCAATAACTTTCACTGTTTGTTTTGGTTGCGTCATGAGAAAGTAAATCCCACCAGCAAACCACATCAGGGCAAAAATTATTACGCCAATATCAGACGTCCAGTTGTGCTTGTTTTGGGAGGTAGTTGAGTTCACGGAAATTCATCTCGATTTTATCCTTGAGCGACTTATTGATCAGCTTGGATACGTCAGAAGGCTCAAGGTAGTTTTCTTTACAGTAATCAAGAACAGCATCCATATAAGACATGCGTTTCTCTCTTACCACTTGTTCAATGTATAGGGAAAATTCGTTAGAGTTCTTAAACATTAGTTAGGGTTCTTGTCATATAGTAATTAGAAGATTTTATTGCACGTTCGAGTTCGCCATACTCTTTCAACTTAGCTTTATACAGTTTCCAAATGGGAGTATCTGTGTTATCGGGATCCATCTTGCGTTCAAACTTATCAAGAAACAAGCTGAAGAATTTATCCATCTTCATGCGTTGAACAAAGAGTTCACCTTGTAGTTTTCGGATACCTGCGTAGTTTTGGTCACCAGCTAAAGCAGAGAGTTGTTGTAGCGTATTCATAGTGTAATTATACCTCATTTATTATTGCAAGACAAGTTTGTAATCTTACCTTCGTAGAAGGCAAGGTCAAGTGATAGGGAAGCGACTTCTCCCTCTAAAGATTGCAGCTGAGCATTTAGCTTCTGCAATTCTTCATAGTGCTTCTTTGTAAGAAGTTCGATTGTTGCTTCGTGTGCTGCACATTTTACACAGAACGACATTAGTTTCTCCTCATTGTTGCAATTTCTACTGCCTGTTCGTCAGAGAAAACTGGAACAGAGTTAGACTTATGCATTGTACCAATACCTTTGATTTTATCGCCAGTATAACGTGGTGATTCTTTCTTGCTACATGGACCACCTGTGAATGGAAGACTGGGGATCTTAGGCGTCTCACGACGAGCAGGTTTCTCCAGCGAGTATGACCAGTTATCCTTAGTCTTTGCAGCTATCGGCTTCTTGGACTCATACTTCTTTAACAACTTTTGCCACGATGCATCTAACTCTCGTTGTTTTGCATTGGGTTTACGTTTCTTAGATTTTTTGGGTGTAGTGAATATCATAACCATAATTATACCTCAAAACCGAATAAAAGTAAACAGTTATCTGTAGTAGCAGTACTGAACAGTACGGTGACCACCAAACTGATCAACGACAGGAACAGACTCACACCATTGCTGAGGTTGCGGAGCGTAGACTGGTGGAGTTACGTACACAGGCGCAGGTTGCACATATACAGGTTGAGGGTTGATAACAACTGGGTTACCATTCACGTTGAACACGGCATTGGGTCGTGTCAATTGTTGCAAAGTCCAGAGACCTGCAGCACCAGCAAGGATACCCTGCTCTCGTGGACCCCATGCATGAGCAGAGGCACTTGTTAAAATTCCAACGCTAACTAACAGACCAGCGATAATTTTCTTCATATACACCCTTTGATTAAACTAAACAAGTACCGAGTTGTTCAATATAGAACGTACGGTTATTTGACATCATGACTGCAGTTCGTGTAGACTTCTTGTAATAAAGGTTGCCGTTATAACTAAACAACTCACCAACACGAACGACTCGAAAAGAAATTTTCATAATATATCCTTAAACAGTTTGACAGAACCAGCTGTTCTTTTCAATCTTACGTTTAGCAGACATCATCTTCTTACGAAGAGCCATAAACTCTGCAGTGGGTTTAGCGTGAATGCCACCAAGTTCCATCATGGCAAGAAGGGCAGCATCTCGTTTAGCGTAGGTTTCAAGAGCAGCCAGAGGAATCATAACCTGACGGCTAGAACCACCAACATTCTTAAAAACAGGGCTAGTATAGAGAACTTTCATCACGGTATCCTTTTCATTCATCATAAGATTATTATACATCAGAACCGAATTAAAGTAAACACCCTAAATGCAGAAAACCCTACTATCGGTAGGGTTATTCTTAGAAAACGAAAGGATTACTTTTTAGAGGCTGCATAGACAAGGCAGACGCTATCTGTAGCCCCATAAGCGCATCGGACAGCCATAGGGTCAATTCCCTTTACAATAGCCGATTCTACGCTAGACTTAATGGCTTCGTCTTTCTTGATATTGTAATACGTGGTGCACAACGTAGCTGTAAGAGCAATAATAACTACACCAACAATAAATGCAATCCCATCTTTACTTTTTTCGGTACTCATATTTTCTCCTTACCATGATCCATCATCTAAAATCAATCGAACCCAAACTGGTCCAAGTGAAACATAAAACCCACGCATGTTGGGGTTCAAATCATCGGGATGCAATCGTTCAAAACGAACATCCCAATGAAATGGGTTGACTGCTAAGCCAGCCCAAATTCCTGAATAACGAATGTATTTACTTAAGATCTTTAACATCGTCGCAGATTCCATATTTCTTAGCCTCAACTGCACTTAGCCACATATCTTGTGGTGGCAGTAAGACTTCGCGAATGTCTTTGTCAGATAGACCAGTACACTTTTTATAGTGAGCAATCATTCGCTTGGTTGTCAAATCAAACTCTTTAATTTGTGCAAAGAGTTCATGTTCCTTACCAAAAGCACCCCATGAATATTGGTGCGATAGAATTGAGGTGTTTGGAGTCAACAGACGTTGTCCTTTATCACCAGCAATAAAAATCATAAGACCTGCTGAAGCAATTTGCCCAAGTCCAATCGTGCGAATTGGAATAGCAGAACCGCGCATAACATCCACAAGAGCGAACGCAGCATTTAAATCACCTCCTGGACTGCAGACAATGAGGTTAAGCATGTCTGGTCGTTCTTCTGTAAAATTGGCTTCAAAGATCCACTCAATGGCATTCTTACATGTCGCCAGACTTATCTCTTCCATCAGCAGAAAGAAAGAGTGTTTCGAACTGTCCTCTTTCAACTGTAGGTTTAGCTTTTGCATCATTTTGTTTCCTGCCTTCTTTATAAAAAATGTGACGACCTATCACAACGGTTTTCAATAACTTCCATCCTGGACGCACATAGTCTGCGTGGTAGTACAGGGATCCACGAGTGATATCATCAATCAATTCATAGTTGGCATAAACATGCAACGCTGTCTTGAGTGCTTCTTGATAACTCTCGCTACTCTTATTTAACTTCACTGGCATACAGTACCATGAGAACTGGCACGTACCTTGCGTTTTCTGTTTAACAACTCCGCAAATGTTTTTGGGGAAACGATCGTCATGAAGACGATTCATTGTGACCAGAGCAACAGCAACTTGTCCTTTTGTTGGCTCGGCTCTAGCCTCATGATAAATGTTTTCGGCAAGACAGTCAACTTCTTTTCTTGCATCTTTTGTCAATTCTGTATACTCTACATTAAGCATTTTACCGTAACTGAACATGTCAGATCCAACGGCAACTTGGGTGACAATCATCACCGCAGCAGAGAGAATAATTCCTATTAAAAATGGTTTGGATCGCATACGATCTCCTTTTTAAGTTAAAGAATGGAGGATGAGTTTATCCTCCACTCCGATCCCTATCAGGTGGACTTTTTGCTAGTCTTTTCTAGTGTAGTTTGTGGGATTTGTGAGACGAAACCATTCAACTGTGTAGCTTTAGCTACGATGTCGGTTTCTGTCGGATAAGATGGCATAGCAGGATGTTCTGGTGGAACAGCGCCAGCGTGTCGGGCATTTTCTACCTTTACGTGCCAGTCTTGTGATACTTGTTCTTTCTTACCGTAGTACTCTTCAACAAGCATATCTTTCGCCATTTTTAGTAGTTCAAGGCGAATCTCGAACGGTGTCATATTAGACATAGGTTTCTCCTAATTGTGATGTGTGTGAAATTGACGGTTTCTGGACCAGCACCGTCGAGCTGGTATTATATTTAGGCTTACTTAGCCTCAGCCTTTTTCTTTGGAGTTGGCTTTGGAGACTTTGGTGCTGGAGGACACTTACCTGCTTTGTCCTTCTTTACACAGTTCAATTCTTCTTTCTTCTCAGGTGCTTTAGCAGGTTCTGCAGCCATAACACCAGTTGCGAAAAATGCCAAAGCTAAAATCGTCATTAGTTTTTTCATCAGTCTATCCTCATTGCTTGAATGTTAACATTTGGGTGTGTGGTAAAAATCTCATCCCACACCCTACGCCAGTGTTTTGTAAACCTGTCACTATCAGGATTCTTTCGCACCCAAGCATCAGTTGTTGAAGAAAGATCGTTCTTGAAGATCGAATCGCAACCCCAGATGTTAAGTTCATCACAACCATAGTCCAACAAAAACTCAGCAGCGTAGTGAGCAGAGTTATGCCAGTCTTTGACTGTAAACACATGATGGATGTAATAGTGTCCGTCAATGCGGAGTTCTTTCATCTTCTCATACGCTTTGTTACTCAAGATAACTGGACACTTAATTAGCGTTGGGTTATTCTTAAGAACCCATACAATCTCTTCGTCGCAAATTACCGTAGCATCGACGCTGAACTCATCTCCAGGAATGTTACAACCAACCACAAAGTCACCCTTGCGGTCAAAATATTCTTTACTTGGTCCATTCCCTAAAACTACACCCAGCATACGATTCCTTATTCGTGGTTGGTTATTCTGTTACGAGGAAACCAACCGAAACCCTAGTCAGCGTTTAGGCTGCCAATGCGTAGACAGAGTCGTTTGCATTTACTTTATTTGCTTGATTTACGGTCATCGCCTACCGTGTTGCCGTCGCTACTATCTACCCCTGTCGAAACCATGGCATCCCCATCAAAGTGATACTACTTCAGGTTAAAGGATCAGAGAATTATCTACTCATATACCCATTATCCATAATACCACTTTGGTGGAGATGGTGGGAGTCGAACCCACGTCCAGAAGTCCTTCGCTTTGAAGGGATTACAACAATTCTTTCACTAGCACAACACGATCGTTGACTAGCTTTAACTTAAACACATCACCTTCTTTCCATCCAGAAGGTAACGAACCCCAAATTTGATCTGGTTTCTTTGTCTGAGAAGAAATATGAAGTTCTTCATCAAATTTAAGATAACCATCTTCCATATCAAAGTGGTAGTCAACGTATAACATAAGTATACCTCAGAGTTTCTTGCAAATCAAATGTTAAACTCACGTTTGTAATCAAGACGCAATTTACGGAATCCACCGATCCAGTTATCACGCTTCTCGATGAACCAACGTGGGTCATCATTCTCAACTGCCATGATAATCACAAGTCGTCCAATAGGAATACCTGTGCGCTCTTCGAAAGCAACTGCATATGCAGCGCATTGCATAAAATAATTGTAAATATCATCACGATCTTTTGGCTTACTTGCAGTCTTGAAGTCAATAACTGATAGCTTACCTTGGAACTCACCAATACAATCAACTGTGCCAGCTACCTGAAGGAAATCAGAGTAGAGTGGAGTTTCAAGACAGTGAATATTATCAATTTGGTCAAGAAGAAACTTGATTGAGCCAAACATCTCTGCATCGAACATGTCTGGAACAACAGTTTGTCCTAGCAGATAATGTTCACAGTTCTCGTGGATTCTTGTTCCTCGAGCACTTGCTCTTGCTGATACACGGTTAGCTTCTTCTTCACCAACCCTACGTCGCCATGCTGCGATCCCGTCCCTCGAGTGCAATCCTGTAACGGTTGTAACGGAGGGATAGGATTTACCCGATGGCGTTCGATATACTCTAGTGCCATTGGGTGCCGTATCACGTTCAAGTTTGGGTAAATCATGATGTATAAAATTTCGCATAATTAAGTTAGTAAGTGGATAGCCTCATTGTAGTGTTTGATACGATCTTCTAAGCCGATGTAACCACCATTAATCTTCTTAGTCATTAGCTTAATGTCGCCAGAATCGGCTTGAACATTTAGCTTGTTTTTATTCCAGAACCAGATTGCAGACATAAGTGCGAAGTCCTTATCAGCAGTAACCCAATCAGGGTTATTGAATAAGTTCTCCCAGTCTTCAAACATATCCTTGGCAAATGCACGGTAGTTATCTTTTCCAGTTAACTGAATTGGTCCACGACCACGATACTTCCATCCATCACCAGAGGATTCTGGTCCATTACCCATACGCCCACCATAAACCTTATTGGCAATCATTTCTGGTTTGCGTGCATAAGGTTGTGCAGATTCAAGCGTAGGGAAATACTTTTTGAAGATTCCATTTAACCCTTGTGCAGAGTAGTTTAGATTTTCTTCAAATACCGTCCAACCACCAGATTCGTGACCACATTGCGCCAAGAAGGCAGCAACACGTTGTGGTGTATTAATCTCGTAGGTTGGAAATACTTCGTTCATTGAGTCGACCCAACTTTGTGGGTCTTGTGCTCTTGGGAATAAATGTGAGAATTGTTGTGCTGTTAGCATTACTTTCCTTCGTGATAATCCTCGTATTTCAGTTTAGCCAAAATATAGTCTTTCACGAGAGAACTTCTCACGATATCATTCACATCAAACTCAATACGAGTAAATGCGCTCATGTGTTGAGCAATGTCAAAGAATTTCAAAATTCCTGTGACATCGTTCTTCTTTTTAGTCAAGTCTGTCTGGCGATAATCACCACACCATAAAATCTTTGATCGATAACCGACACGAGTCATAACGGTATCAATCTCTTCATACGTCAAGTTCTGCATTTCATCAACAATAATGATAGCGTCGTCAAACGACATACCACGGATGAACGATGTAGAAATAAACTGTATGTGATGCTGTTCTGCTAATCTATCCCATGCGTCTTTGCGACCGAATAAAGTCTCGCAAATTTGACGATATGGTTGTTCATAAATTTCCATCTTCTCATTGACATCTCCTGGAAGATGTCCGATCTCACGACCTTGTACCGCTGAGCGAACAACGATAATTTTGTCGAACGGATTCGACTTATCCAATACTTCTTCAATTGCTTTATACAACGCACAGAAAGTTTTACCTGTTCCTGCCACGCCATGTAGTGCTACGAAATAGTCCCCTCTTTTATATGCATCAAAGAATAACTTCTGATTTTGGGTCAGAGGTTCAAACGTCTTTAGATCACTAATTCGTAGTGTCAGATGATTGTTTGGTTTTGCTCTTTGATTGTTTAGTGATTCACTTGGTACATTATCAACTGTTTTCGCTGCACGTTTAGTTGCCATGCACAGTCCTTATAGTTAAATTTGAGATGAATTTTGATTCAATTGACTTCCTGGAGTTTTTTCGTGGATCTTTTGTAGCACCTCCTTGAAACCACTATCCTTCTTTACTACAACGTGGTCACCAGTAAATGCTGGTGCTTGAGTCATAGTCTGCTCTAGATGTGGGTTATCGGCGAGATACTGGTCTTTTGAAGACATCTTCATAAAAACTTCAGTAACCTCACCTGTTTGTTTATTGCGAAATTCATAGGTCGGCATAATATCTCCTCTAAGTGTATTTATACTGCTAACTTATTGGAATGTTCATAAAGTTTGAAACTCGCTAAGTTCTTAGCTTTACTTTCGCACATAATGTCATGGGTAGGCAAGTAACCCAATACCCAATCATTAGAAGCAGTGTTCCAGTAAAAGTCTGAGTGCGCACGCAATTTAGACTTTTTGTAACCTGCGTCTTTAAGCAGTTCCATGTCTGGTTTAGAATCAGCAGCATGTCCAACGAGATAATCTTCACGTGACTGAGAATAATGCATAGTTGGACGCACACCACGCCACGAATCAATAACACGTTTGACACGATCGCTGTTTGGATCCAACCACTCACCTTCACGACACCAGTGATGATGCACGTCAAGAACAATCGGCAATAAGTCGGCGAGTTCTAGAGAATCGTCAAGACCCCATGCGTTTTCTTCGTTTTCGATAGTGATGCAGTTGCGGGCTTCTGGTGAAAGACGTTTGTATGCGTCACGAATACCTTCAGGTCCACGCTTGCCTGAAATGTGCACATTGATCTTAAAGTCTTGAAAGGTTTTGCCGTAGCCCATCATGCGAGCCATATTGGCATGATACTCAAACTCGTCAATAGAGTTATTGACAATACCTTGATTTTCCGACGCAAGAACTGTAAACTGTCCTGGATGGAAAGATAGACGTACACCAGATGTGCGTGCAACTTCGCCGATTTTGGCAAAGCAGTACTCTGTCAATTTAACAATATCTGCACGTTTGTAAAAGTAAGACCAGTCAGCATGAGTATACACTGGTAGGATTTCGCTGCTGAGGCGAACCATACGTAGTCGTTCTGGCAGGGTAGAAACTTTAATAACAAGATTCAGAGTGTTCTGAAGATTTTGTTTGACTAGATCATAAAGTTTCTGCTCGGCAACATCGCGAGATTGACGACCAAGCCAAGCAATTGTTGTTGTGCCTGTGCTGTACTTTTTAGCATCGCCTTTTGGACCAATGCCGTCGACTTGAGTGTCGTTGTCAATCCACTTGCACGCAAAACCAATTTTACCCAATGTATTCATAATATATTTTTTCTCGTATCAAGTTGGTGGCAGAATTGCACCATTTTTATCAAATTTACATCGTGGAACATCAGACCAATAATGTTTGACAGTGCCACTACCAAATTCATCATGTTCCCAAATTTGGACTTGTAGCTTGACTTTCTCAACTTTACCGTTGTCATCTACAATCTCAGCTACACGAAACTCGTATGAGAGTGGTTTGACAAAATCAATTGGCAATGCCACTGGTGCTGGCATTGGTGGGTAAATTTTCTTGTTAGTTAATTGCATCATAACATCCTAATCAAACCAACTGTATCAATACTGGTCAACAGTAAATAGTTAGCAAGCATACCAAAAGATTTCCTAGTCCAAGCAGCCCAAGCATAGAGAGCACAACCAAGAATCCAAATGGGATACATAGCCAATAGCGGAGGGTTTGGGACTGTGAGTGCCATAGTAAGTGCGCAACCAACGCTGATAGCCCAAGCAAGCAACTCAACAGCAAAGCGAATTCGGTGAGACTTAAAGTCATCTTTGATCCATTGTATAGTGGGTGCGAAAATCTCGTTCATTATGACCTCAACGCATTTATTGCATTAATCTGCAAAATCGTTGCGTCAAGAATGCGAATTGTTTCAGAAGAACGAGAATGCAGAATGCCATGTCCACCTTTGGTAATAAATGGACCAATACAACCTGAAGAGTCATCAATCAGAATCGAAGTTGGAGTTGCGTAAGCTGACTTTTCTTGTTTGTTGCGCACGAAATTAGCCTTGTAGGTAATACCGTGTTTATCAAGCCAAACTTGTTTTTGTCGAGCAGCTTCTTTACCCTGAATAGGGTCATGTGTGCCCATTGACGTAAGAATCTCAACATGCACATTCATATGTGCTTGAACCTTCTTAACGTGGTTGAGAAGTTCTTGAGCATCGGGCATGAAATCAAGTTCTTCAAAGATCTTGTAATCCATAACCGATGCACGGAATTTCTTACGATCGCTCTTGTCAGGATCGTACTTGACGTATGTTTTGTGGAAGTCAGCTAGGACTCCATCCATGTCCAAATATAAAGTAATCATCATAAAGTTATTATACCCCAAGTACGAATAAAAGTAAACACCTTATTTTGCAACAAATTTAGTGAAGTCAGGTGGTTTCCAACCTTCTGGCTTAAGGATCTTACCGTCTTCTCGACGACGAACCAAACCAGTTGCAGGATCAATCTTAGACAAGTTGCTAAGAGCACCTTCGTCCCATGCAGCGTCGCAATCCCAACCACGTGCTTTCATGTAACCGATAATAACCCACATCATATCGAAACACGCATCAAGTTGTTCAACGTCATCAGAGGCAGCTTCAGCTTCCCAGAATTCTTCAACTTCTTCCTTGATCAGTTTCTTGTAAAGTTCAGCAAGTTCTGAAACTTCTTTTTGTGGTGTCTTTGGGGTCACTTGCCCAACAGCGTTCAAAAACACTGAAACATCTGTAAATACTTTAGTCATGTTCTTCCATCATCCATAATAGTCTTGCAATTTCTTGTTTGAGATCAGCATTCTCATCTTTGAGTCTCATGTTCTCTTTGAGAAGTGTCTCCACGGCATTGTGAGCATAAGAGCAAGCATCGTTCTTTTCTTCTTCAGCCCACTGTTCTAACATCACGTCTCTTCCGCTGCTCATTTATTACGCTCTGTGTCGTAGTAAAAATCAGAATGTTCTTGGTACTTGCGTAGTGTCCAAGAGCCATCCTTGTTATCAATCCACTCAAGAGTGTCACCAACTTTCCAGCCAGTGGACTCCATAAGTGAATCAGGGAACTCAAGAATCAAATCGTCTGAGTCGGGATCTTTTTTAACGTCTAGTATCATTGTGGTTTCACCCATTCTTCGGCAAACACTTCAGCATCATCTTCGGTTTCGAACATGGTAGAAAAAGCAGTGCCAGTATCGGAAATAACAGCTACACGAAATTGTCTAGTTGTAAGATCTTGAGAGACGGTTGAACGTCTCTTTTGATCATCGGAAAAATACTCTGAGAGTAGTTTGTAACTCATACCTCAACCACCTTTAGTTTGAAATTATCGGCACGTGGCTCATACTTGATGTATCCACGTGGGTTGCAGACTACACGACACTCACCAATCATGTAATCAAAGTCCTCGTGAGTATGACCATGAGTCCACAATTTGATTGCAGGGCGGTCAAGAATAAACTCAGACAGATCGCTATGGTAACCACCGTTCATCAGGTCGTCATGGGCATAGCGTGGATGGCAAGACTTTGTGGATGGTGTGTGATGACCAACTACAATTGCAGTCTTCCATGGTGCAAGGTTATCGTATACTTGTTGGATGTAAGCAAGACACTTAACGTGTTCATCCATGGCGTCGACTGGAGAGAAGATTGAAACTTCTTCCTTCATCTTCATGCCTTCTTGGATCATGTTACCCTTGTCATCCTTAACGTAGTTACCTGCCTCGTCTTTCTTGTAGATAGGCACTTTGCGGTAAGTCTTACGGTTGGAGTTTTCAATGATACGAAAATCGTTCATAGAGTGACGGATGTACTCTAACGTCAAGGGATCGTTACGGTTCATGTCAGTCCACAGAGTGGAGCCGATGAATACATAGTCGCCGATCTCAAATGTTTCCTTGTCTAGGATATGCAGGTTAGCATGACGCTTGAGTTTGTCCTTTAGACCATCATAGGTCTTTGCAAAGTCACCATGATAAGACTCGTGGTTACCAGCTACGTACACAACGTGAGGAAACTCTGAGCAAACACGCTCAAAGAAGTCATGATACAAACGTGACTTGCCTCGCATGAAACCCATTTCATACTGACGACGGTCATACACGTCCAGATCGTTTTCAACTAGGATGTCGCCAGACAACACAAGTACGTCTGCACCTTCAGTGTTTTTAATGTCCAAATCTCCGAACTCCAAGTGAAGGTCAGAGCAGATTGCAACTTTCATAATAATCTCCAATAATACTACTATTATACCTTACTCGGTCTGCTTAGACAAGTAATATTTGTACAGCTTGACTTGCATTGCAAACTGACGTGGGTGGTGCTCAAAGTTTGCCAGCTTATCGCCGTAGTGAGCCTCTAACTCTGCATAAAACTTCAACGCTTCTTCATCAGACATTCTAAGTATTCCCTTGCTTCTTTAAGGTCGCCAAGATCTTCCTTGGGTTCTTGAGTTAGTATCACTGTACTTGTACCATTCACGGTAACGGTATACGTGATGCCATTATAATTGATCTTGTACTTATCATAATCACCCATTGCAATTCTCCTCTTTCGCCAACCACTCATATCAGCATATCTAAAATTTGTTGAACAACGGCAGGATCCAGTTTCAATCTAGATGCTATTGTGTAGATATCCCAATGACGCTCAGCCATTTCCTTGACTGCCAGAATTAGATTACGACTAATCATTATTCCTCCGAGAAATAGATTTCGTAGATTTCTTCCAACAGATCCAAGAGATCCTTATTGGAAAGTTCATCCAGTTCATCGGGTGATATGTCCAACTCCACCATCAGATTCGGGTGTTCCAACAGAAACTCCGTTATTCTCGCCATTACTAGATTTCTCATAATACCGTATCCATTCCTCGAGTATCTCGATTCGTTTAGTTAGCTTTTCTATCACTTCTTCATGCTCGCTCAGTTTAACCGAGTGAGACATGTCCATCATAAAACCCCATGCACTCATCTATTGATTCCTGCACCGTATACAGAAATAATTAGGTACACAGATATTAACGTGTTAGCCACCAAAAAGAAATACAGCTTCCAATCAGATTTCTTACCTTCTACCCGATCCACGTCAATTAACGCTTTCATCTGTCCTGCTTGAAAAGCCAGAAAGAACGCAAGAATCATTGTAATAACTACCATCATTTCTTACCCTTTAATTTCAAATACTGCTCATCATCTAGATCTCGGATACCTTCACAACCTTTGCTAATGGCTTTGTTGGTTGCCCGATTACCTAGCTTAACTAATCCACAACGACCACAATAGAGAAACATACCAACCGTATGCAACTTGCGGTTAAAGTTATGACCCTGCATACCTCTATTACTCCATCTTATATCCCGAAGGGATCTCTATTCTATATTAAGTCGCTTACGCAACTTCTTATTCTCAGCCTTAAGATTACGATTCTCATACTCAGCCCAAACCCACTTATCCTGCATGGCTTTCATCTGGTCGGCAAAGTCACGATCTGCAGGAGTTAGTTGTTCCTCTGGTCGAAGGATAAACTTATCATGTTCCCAGTCAAATCCATTCATGGCACTCTTGATAGAAACCATTGGAATTGCACCAACAGTAGCATAGGGCAACTTAATTGCCACCATAACTTCACTGTCGTCCTTAGTGTGTTCTAGAATAGCTTTTAGTTCACTGACTTTCATTCTTTAACTCCAAACAATACATCTCCAGCTGCCTTGGGAAACGTAGATCCCCACTCGGCAATCCATTGGATATCCTCTACTTCATTATGATTACCTTCTTCTCCAGGAAAAGAACCGATGTAATACTTAATGCCATCGTACTCATCCTCAATCATAACAATACCGCAGTTACCGTGTCCAGCACAGTACCACTTTACATCAAGAATTTTCATTGTGAATCCTTAGTGAGTCGCTTTTGAGCACGTCGTTCGCTCTTCCAAAATACACGCTTCCAATCCCTGAGGTGTTTCCACCACTGTGGGCTCTTAGTAAGATTACCTTGTTTTACGTTAGCCATTATACAGTCTCCAGAAAGAAAACACCAAGAATGCCACCATGGCAATCTCAGCTACACCCATAAAGAGAATCGTGAGAATATCCTCCCATCGTAGGTCTTCGAGCCAATACCGTATATCGGTTATCATAGCCCTTTAACCATTGCTTGAATCCATGCTTTACCAGAGTTATCTGAGTATACAGGATAAAAAACTGGTCCACCTAGAGGTTTGAATCCATTGAGCATATGCTTGTTTACACTGGTAACCAAGTCATTCAATACGTCGCATTTGATAATAATGTATTCCATGATGAACCTTTTCAGTGAAAATTTTTCTCGGGCGATTTTTTATGGGGTGTGAAAATCAAAAGTTGTAGGGAGAGCCAAAACAGGGGGTGGGGTTAAACCAGTCTTTCTATCACGGGTAGGAGTCCCTTGAATCTAATTTTGTTAGGGTAAGCTAAGGACTACACCCAACACCACCATATAAGCCAGAACAGTACACATGCAAGTAGCAATGCATTACTGTTCCACAGCCTACCTAGCCATGACCAGTCCATATTAGGCAGTCAACATGTAAGTGGCAAGGTCTTTCCAGTCTTTGTTAGAAGCACGAACCTTGGACACAGCAATCAGAGTACGCAGAGAGATTTCTTTGCAGTCATCCTTGATCTCACGGATAAGCGACAGAGCATCGGTCTTAACAGATGCATCGTACTCTGGCAAGAACTCAGCAGAAGCAGCGATGTGTTCCATACGATCGATCTTCTGATCCAAGGTCATAGTGAGGTCGATCATCATAGAACGACTACGGATGGCTTGGTCGATCTTGTCTTGAGTCATGTTGGAGATAAAGATTACACGACCTTCGAAGTTGAAAGAACGAGGCAGATCTTCATCACGCATGTCAGCATTCCAAGAGATAACACGCTTACCGTAAGAGTCCAGTGCACCCTTAAGCAAGTTAAGAGCAACAGGATCTTTCAGGACAGCATCACAGTCATCAAACACAATGATAGACTTTTGGTTCTCAAACAAGGTACGATATAGACCCTTGGCAGTAGAGTAACCCTTGACCATCGTGAAACACTTACGAGCATTGATAACAGAACCAGTCTCGAAACCAGCCAGATCGCTAATGTCCTTGTAACCCTTGGTCTCAAGAGTCTTGGTAACAGTGTAAGTCTTGCCTAAGCCACCTTCACCAGTGATAACAGCAGAAGGTTGAACAGAGTCAGCCACCATGCTAACCAGCTTTTCTACAAAGCCGAATCGAGCATTGATACCGAACTTTTCAGTCTTGGCAGCAGTCTTTTCAGCAGCAGCTTCGAAGTCGATCTTTTCACCAGCCATCTCTTCCAGACGACGCTCTACGTAAGCCTTACCAACAGAGCGGACAACCACTTGACCATTGATAGAACCAACAAACTTCTTAGAACCAGCATCGAAAGAGACGGAAACATTCATTTTTAACTCACTTTTCATAATCACAATAGAGTTATTATACAGCAGAGGGGAATTAAAGTAAACAGTCTTGCGAATAACCCTCAACCACAGTAGGGATTACTGGACAACCGATAAGAACACCACGATAAGCAACGACATACGTCTCTGCAAGGGCTTTTACAGAGAAAACCAAAGTTTTACCACTGGGAAACAACACTGTATACATCACTACATCCTAATCATCAACCCTAACACAGTTATTATGCCCTAAAGTCAAATAAAAGTCAAGTGTTTTTGATGTTGCAGATGCAAAAATGGCTCCGAAGAGCCAAATTAGTTGTCCTACAGTGAATTTTAGGGTAAAATGTCAGTCTACATCAGTCCAAAGGTCGCCACCAGCAACAAATTGGTTGTCATTTAGTGGTCTCACCACTGGTTCCACAAACAAATCCTCATAGGAAAGGTCTTGAAGGTCAGTATCACTCTTATTATGACGCTTTAG